GCGAACAGGATGAAAATAGCTTCTTGAACTTGGAAGACATCGAGCGCTCGGTTATATCGGATTTTGACATCAAAGGAAAGCGTGTGTATGTCGGTCTGGATGCGTCAATGTTTAGCGATAATACGGCGATTGGTTTCGTTTACCCCTACGTTGCTGAAGATGGTAGCCAGAAATGGCATGTCGAACAACACAGTTTCATCCCTTGGCAACAAGCAGGGTCGTTAGAAGCTAAAATGAAGCAAGATGGTGTTAACTATCGAGATTTGGAAACCAAGGGTTTTTGTACGATTACAAGCCACCCACAAGGGCTTATCAATCCAGAGGAAGTGTACCGCTGGTTTTGTGAGTATGTAGAAGACAATCAGCTTGATGTGGTCTTCTTCGGCTATGACGCTATGGGGGTTTCAAAACTTATCAAAGCCTTGGAATCTAACACTAGCTTCCCACTTATGCCGATTAGACAACGGACAAGTGAATTGAAAGACCCGACAAAATTCCTTCAAACGCTATTTATCGAAGGGAATATCACTCGCCTTGATGATGAGATTATGCGAAAAGCCTTGATAAATGCGGTGATTAAAGAAGATAACATCGGTATTCAAGTCGATAAAATGAAATCAACCTATAAAATCGACGTTGTGGACGCTCTTATCGATGCGCTTTATGATGGCATGTATGCGTTCGAAGACTACGCTATCACCAACAATCCAACGTGGAAGGTTGAACACATGAGCCAAGAGGCCGTTTTAAATTGGCTGAAAAACCCAGATAGTGGGCTATTGGAGGAATATTAATACATGATTTTGAAGTTTTTTAAGGCAATTTGGGCTATTTTTGACATCTTGATGTTCATTTTAGCTGCAATTTCGCTTAATCTGACTACTTATAACCTTGGTTATGTGTGGTTTGGTATCAGCATGACCATTACATTCGTATTAGCAGGTTTAATTAGTGAGCTAGCCGCTAAGAAAGGCTAGAAAGGAGGTGATAATAATTGCCGATATTTAATATAGCTACCGAAAGCCCACCAAGTAACCAAGGGGGCTTTTTTGATATCACTGATCCAGAGTTTTTGGCTACCTTGAATGGTAGCGAGTGGGTATCAGCCGAAACTGCTCTTAAAAACTCGGACCTATTCTCTATTATCAGTCAGCTATCTAATGACCTTGCGACCGCTAAGCTAACAACTAGCCGAAAACAAATGCAAGGTATCGTGGATAACCCATCAAACAATGCTAACCGCTTTAACTTTTACCAGTCTATCTTTGCTCAAATGCTATTGGGTGGTGAAGCCTTTGCGTATCGGTGGCGTAACGACAATGGCCGTGATATGAAGTGGGAGTATTTAAGACCGTCTCAAGTCTCATTTAACCGCATGGATAATCAGAATGGTCTTTATTACAACATCACGTTCGATGACCCACGCATACCGCCAAAACAACACGTTCCACAAAGCGACATCTTACACTTTAGATTGCTATCTGTGGACGGCGGTTTGACAAGCGTAAGTCCATTGATGGCTCTGGGTAGAGAATTAGATATTCAAAAAGCTAGTGATAAACTAACGCTTAATTCGCTTAAAAATGCCCTAAATGCTAATGGTATTTTAAAAATCAAGGGCGGGGGTTTGCTCGATTTCAAAACCAAGGTCTCACGTTCTCGACAAGCAATGAAGCAAAT